GCTGGCGTCGCCATGCCCGCGTGGCTGGTCATCGCGGCGGCCGTCATCTCGTTCGCCTCGGGTAAGGCGGCGTCTCCCGGCGTGCCGTTCCTGCCGAAGAGGAAGGACCCGCCGACGCCATGATCACCGCCGACCAGCTCGTGTGCCACGCCATCGGGGACTACGTCCTTCAGTCCGACTGGATGGCGAACACGAAGACGAAGCGGTCGGTCGCCTGCCTCGCCCACGTCCTGACCTACGCACTGCCGTTCCTATTCTTTCGCCCGTCGTTGCTGGCGCTCGCGGTCATCGTCGGTTCCCACTTCGCCATCGACCGTTGGCGCCTCGCCCGCTTCGTCTGCTGGGCCAAGAATTGGCTGGGCCCTAACAAACCTTGGAGCGAATGTAGCGGGACCGGCTACCCCGCCGACCGTCCGCCGTTCATGGCCGTCTGGCTGCTCATCATCGCGGACAACATCATGCACGTCGCGATCAATGGCGCGGCGCTGAGGTGGCTGTGACCGACTCCCTCCCCCTCTACATCCTCGGCTACGGCAGCGGCGAGGCCCGACAGCTCACGTTGACCATGGTTCTGTGCGAGTCCCACCTCGCTCGCCGTCTCTCCTCCAACCCACCCGCCTCAATCCTGGAGAAGCGGCACCAGTGGCCGGGGAATGAGCCCTGCTCGGACTGTGCCCATGAACGAACGAAAGGGACGCGATGAACCTGAGTCTCGCGGTCACGACGATCGGTCACATCTCGCAAGCGGCCAAGGACTGCATCGAACTGAGGCGCAGGCTGAACGTCGAAAGCGTCTGGCTGATCTTCAACGAGTTGCCGCTGGAGATCAGGGCGCGGAGCACGGTTGAATCCGTGTGCGACGATTACGACCGGCTGCGCAAGGAACATCACTACGGCGATAACTGCGCGCTTAGGAGGGTCGTATGACTCCCGTCGTCCACCGCCGTTCCATCTTCGGCCGTGGGGTTGTCTGCGGTGAGCGCTGGCCCCCCACCCAGAAGACCAGCAAGAAGTCAGCCCACATCACCTGCCCCACCTGCCTGGCTCGGAATGCCGCCTTCCAGAAGAGCGCCAAGGCCAGGGCGAAGCTTCATGGTGTTGGGTGACGGTCGCCCAGCTCTGCAAACGCCGCTACGATATGCTCAAACGACAGGGCCGGTGTGTCCAATGCACCGACAAGCTTCCCGATGGATGGGGCCCGGTTCGCTGCCCGCGTCACAACGAAGATCAAAAAATCTCACGGGAGCGGCGTCGAGCTGCAAACGAGCGGCAGTCGTCACGTGTAACCTGAACGAAAGGATCGAGCATGGCGCGCAAGACGAAGCAGAAACCACGCTTCCGCAACCTAGCAGCGCTGATCTCGGCCCTCGCCGAAGGCGCGATCACCAAGGACGACGTAGAACAGCATCTCGTCGCCGTCCGCATGGGGATCGGCCTGTCGAAGCGTGACAAGGCCCTGGGACTCGCGCTCGAGGGAGAGAACGCCGCAGAGGACGAGAACAACCCCGCATTCTGGCGCGGCTGGCAGAAGGGCATGGTGGAGGGATACGAGGGAGCCCGGGCCGATGCTGGCGCCGGCGTGGAGCTTCGTCCTATCGCCGATCTGGCCGCGGAGGCGCAGGCAGAAGCGGAGGGCACGAAGCATTGAGCGCCGCCCCCCTCTACGAACGCATCCTAGAGCGCGAAGGTCTTGCCGCCCTCGACTTCGACGGGGAGCACCGCATCGACTTCCGCGGCAGTGGCAAGCTCCGGAACCAAGGGGCCGCGTTCTCTCGCGAGATGGCGGCCGAAGAAGTGGCCCAGCGGTCGTCACTCCTGCGCAACCGCCGGTACAAGCGGGGTGAGCGCCGGATCGTGCAGATGTACGCCCTCGGCATGTCCACCCGGGTCATCGCCGCCCGCACCGGCAAGGGCCGCATGGCGGTGTATCGGCTGATCCGCCGAATCAAGCGCCAGCGCCCTCCAGAACAACGCCTGGGGCAGCTTCTAGCCGCCTGCGAGCCGACTACTATCGTGCTCGTGTTTGCCCTTCTGGAGCGAGCGCTGACAGCACCGGATGCGATTCGGAAGGCGATCGCCGCCGCCCGAGCGATCCCGGAGATTCGGGCACTGCTGGAGGCTGACGCATATGGCTGACGAAATGGGGAACCAGCCGCCTGTAAAGCGTAAGCGCGGAAACCCTGCAATGGTGAAGGGTGGGCCGTCGCTGAACCCGTCAGGTCGCCCGAAGAAGCTGGTCGAGATCGAAAAGATGCTCGACGCCGAGCACCGGACCCTGGAAAACATGCGCGAGGTGTTCGCCCAGCTCCGCGCCTTGGCGACAGAGAACGTGATCACCCGTTGGACCGACAAGGACGGCAACGAGCACGAATCGAACGAGCAGCCCAACCCGGCGTTCATGAAGATGTACCTGGAACGGACGCTCGGACCCGTGAAAGACCTCGCGATCGACCTAGCCGACGCACCCGAAGAAGTGCTGCGCTGGGCAGCGGAACACCTGGCGAACTGACTTGGCCCTGACCGGCGCCAAGTTCGCGCGAGCCGCGAAAGCCGAGCTTGCCCGTAGGTCAAGAACGAATCGCCTCCAGCCGCCCGCGTTCACCGCCGACTCTGTCTGCTATCCCAGGCAACTTGCGTTCGTTCGCAGCAAGGCCAAGCGCAACGTGCTGCGCAAGACGCGGCGTGCAGGTGGAACCGTGGCGCTCGCGACCTGGTACCTTGAGGGCGCGCTACAGCCGCCGTACGCCAACCAGCTTTACGTCACATCGACGCTCAAGAACGCCAAGCGGCTGATCTGGCCGACCCTGAAGAAGCTCAATACCAAGTACAACCTCGGCGGCATCCCCAACGAGACGGAAGCCTTCATGCGCTTTCCAGCGATCGAAAACGAGCCGGTGATCTACCTCGGCGGGGCCAAGGATAAGGAGGAGATCGAGAAAATCCGCGGCTACGAGGGAGGCATTAAGCGGGCCGCGATCGATGAGGTGCAGGCGATCCGCGCGAGCATTCTGACCACCCTCGTCGACGACATCATCGAACCGTCGCTGTTCGACTATGACGGCGCGCTATCCCTGGTCGGCACGCCCGCCCCGGTACTTGCCGGCTACTTCTACGAGGCCGACGAAGGCGAGCAGAAGCACGCCTGGGAGCACTTCTTCCTGGACATGCGGAACAACCCGCATCTTCAGGCCAAGTCGGGCAAGCCCCCGGAACAAATCCTCGCCGAACTGCGCGAGCGCCGGCGGTGGGCAGAGGACAACCCGACCTATCTGCGCGAATACTGCGGCCGGTGGGTGACGGACAGCGATGCCCTGGCCCTACACTACGACCGCTCCCGCAACGCCTGCGAGTGGCAGGAAGCCCCCAAGCCCGGCTGGCGCTACATCCTCGTCTTCGACATCGGGTTCGACGACGCTGACGCGATCGGCGTGCTCGGGTGGGCGCCCAATGATCGCCGGCTGCGCCTGGTCAAGGAGCTGATCACCAGAAAGCAGGGGATCACCGAGCTGGGGAACCAGCTCAAGGCCATCTCCCGCGTGTTCAACCCCGAACGGACAATCGGCGACCTCGGCGCCCTCGGCAAGAAGATCGGAGAGGAGCTGCGAAACCGCTGGGGGCTGCACGTAGAGGCGGCCGATAAGCAGCGCAAGGCCGAGCATGTTGGCCTGCTGGACGACGCCTTGATCACAGGCTCGTTCCTGGCGCCGCCAGACAGCGTTTTCGCGGAGGATTGCGCGATCGTGCAGTGGGATGCCGACGAGAAAGCCAAAGGCGTCCTGGTCTTCGACGAGAACTACCACAGCGACATCATCGACGCCGTGCTCTACGGCTATCGGGTGGGCCAGCACTGGGAGGAAGAGGACGCAGCCCTACCGCCAAGCGACGATGAGCGCCGTGAGGCGCGTATCGCGGAGGCCGTCAAGCGGGCCCGTGGCCGCACCTTAGACGACGTCGGTGACGAACCGGAGCCCGATGCGCTGGAGATGGAGCCCGGATCACCCTGGGATTGAGCCGTGACATCCACGCCCTTACGTGGTCGGAAAGCAACTCTCGGCGCTCCTCCAGATTCTTCGCTCGAACGGCGTCACGCGGTACCAGACGCCCGATCTGACGCTCGAAATGGGCTCGGCGCCGCCGCCGAAGGTGACGCGCCACATCGACCTGTCACCAGAAGCGCTGGCCCGCGATGCGTTGGCCGATGACGGGGAGGAAGACGACGAAGGCGATCCCCGCTTTCTCCTGGAACGTCTGAGTACCAAACACTTCCCGTCCGCGCGTGCTGATCCGCGGAAGAACAGGCCGTCCCAGTGACCGCGCCCTGGTTCGGGGAGGACTTCGGCGAGGACCTATCGCCACCGGATCGCCTGGACGCCCGCGCCAAGGCGATGCTGGATGAGGCGATCGCCGTCGACGAAGAGCAGCAGACCGGGTTCGACATCGAGCGGGACTTCGACCTCCTGCGCATGTACGAGCAGCGCCCCATGACGGAGCTACTCCCGTTCTCTGGCACGTTTCTTTCGGCCCGCGGCCCGACCCTCGGCACCCAGGGACCGGTGGAAATCTCCCCCTGGAACGTGCTGCGCGCCGTCGTGAACACGGCCCACGCCATGTTGGCCCGGTCCAAGGTCCGCGGCCGGTTCCTGACCACGAACGGCACGCAGGACCAGAAGCGGCGCGCCAAGTCGGCGACCCAGTGGCTTGACGGCTGGTCGGGCGAGGCCGATCTACACACGGTCTGCGGCGAAGCCCTGCGGGACGGCGAGGTGTGCCGATTCGGCTGCGTCACGTACGAAGAGCGGGACAACAAGGTCGTGATCGAGCGCGTCTTGCCGGGGGAACTGCGCTACAGCCACCTGTCGGCCCGGGGCGGGAAGCCCAAGACGTTCCACCGACAGCGGGCCATGTCCAAGGCGGTCCTGAAGGCGAAGTTTGGCAAGGGAAACCCGGCGGCCCGAGCCGCGATCGAGATCGCCGACGTCATCCAGACCGACACGGGCGGGAACACCGACCTCGTTCTGTGCCGCGAGGCGTACTCGGTCCCGTCGGCCGAAGGCGTCAAGGACGGCTGGCACGGGATCGTCATCCAGTCGCAAGCCGGGGCCCGCCTCCTGATGGAGCCGTGGGAGAAACCATGGCACCCCTATACGTTTTTCGTGTGGGAGCCGTTCGTGATCGGGTTCGGGGGCAACTCCCTGGCTGCCTACCTCGAGCCGATGCAGTCCGAACTGAATCACATGCTGTGGGTGGAGCGAAAAGCCCGGAAGTTGATGGGCCGTCCCCGTGTCGGATTGCAGCGAGGGTCGAAGATCATCAAGGAGCAGTTCACGAACGACGTGGGCGCGTTCGTCGAGTTCACCGACAAGCCGCCGGTTCCGCTGGTGTGGCCGTACTTGCCCGAGCAGCACTTCACGTCGAAGCGCGAGCTGATCGCCAATATGTACAATTTCGCCGGCATCTCCCAGAACGCCAGCGAGGGAGAGAAGGCGCCGGGGGCCGAGTCAGGCGTTGCCCAACGGGAGGCGATGGAGTCGCAGAACCTGCGCCTTCAGATCTTCGCCCAGCGCACCTGGGAGCGCCCGATCGTCGAGATCTTCAATCGCGTGGTCGAGATGGCCGCCGACATCGTCGCCGATGGTCACGCCTACGAGGTGCAGGCCGAGGGGCAGCGCGGGATCGACGTCGTCGACTTCAAGGGAACGATCGCCGACCTGAAGAAGAAGAAGGTCACGATCTATCCGACCGGCTTCCTGCCGCTCACCCCGGCGGCCCGGCTCGACTTCATCCTGAAGATGCTCGAATCCCAGCTTTGGGACGTTGACCGCGCCCGAGCCGCGATGTCGGACCTCGACGTGGAGAGCGAAGACACGCTCGAGAACAGCATCCAGCGCATGTTCTCCACCGCGTTCGAAAACATGCTCTACGACGGCAAGCCCGAGCACCCAGACGAGCTGGCCGTTGCCCACTACGACTTGGCCCTCAAGAACGCCACAGTGTACCTGGCCATGGCGAAGGTCGAAAAGATCGCCCCGAAGAACGTCTCTCTTGCCCGCCGATACGTCGACGAACTGAAGGCGCTCAAGGGCCGCGCGACTCCCGCCCCCGCACCGGCCCAGCAGCAGGCAGCGCCGATTCAGCAGCAACCTCCTGCGGGCGATCAGCTTGCGGCGGTACAGGCCGGCGCTGTGCCGGCCCCGGCGACCCCACTGCCGTCCTGAACTACTCCCAGCCTTCGCGCTGCCTGATCTCGAATACGTGGCGTATTTCGTCGCGCTGCTTTATCGAGCAACGACCAGGATCGAAGACGGACAGCAGGCTTCTCCTCAAGGTCAAATCCACGATCGCGGCTCTCCTGGGGTCGGCGGGAGGCTCACCTAAGAGCCATGCGGTGGCCCATTCGTCGCACGCCTCGCAGTACGTGCGTGCGCCCTGCGGACTGACCTCAGGGACGTTCAGGACATGAAAAACCACTGCCCAACTCTATCACGACCCGTGACACGCGCGCCCTTGTGTGAGCACGACCATCGAGACGCCGTCAGACGCGCCCGTCGCCGAACCTTCGCTGGATCAGATCGTCGCCGAAGAGCTGAAGGCAGCCGACGCGACCGGGGCGGCCGTCGTGACCGAAGATCAGCCCGCGACGCAGGGAGCCTCGGAGGCGGATGGCGCTCATACCGCCGACCCAGCGGGTTCGACTCCCGCCTCTGCTACCGAAGAGACCACGCCCGCCGACAGTGAGCCGGCCGATGACGTCACGGCCGCCCGCGTCCGCAAGATGCTGGCGAAGCTGGACGAGCGTGAGGCCGCCGTTGCGGCCCGGGAAGCAGCCTCCACCGGTGACACGCTGGCCGAGCTGCTCAAGAACCCCAAGGCGTGGCTGGCGAAGCACGGCAAGTCGATCGATGACGTGATCGACGCCTCGATCGCCGAAGGCAAGACCGCCCCACCGGCCGAGGGTGATGACAACCCGCGCCTGACCGCCCTGGAGCGCCGCATCGAAGAGCGCGAGGCCGCCGAGCAGTCGCAGCGGCAGCAAGCCGCCATCGACAATCGCAAGGCCGAGATCGCCCGCGAGATCAAGGCGTCCCCGAAGTTCCCGCTGATCAACGAGGCGGATCGGGCCGGGGCCGTCGTCGACTTCATGATCGAGTACCACTCGATCCACGGCAAGCCGATCGCCTGGGACCGCGCCGCCGCGCTGGTCGAAGCCGACCTGAAGTCCACCGGCGAGAAGATCGCCAAGAAGATGGGTTGGGCAGCCCCGGCCGCAAAGCCGGCAGCGCCGCCCGTCAAAGATCGCCCCGGAACCACGTCGCTCAGTGGCGCGCAGAGCACCGCCGCCGCGACGGACCCGGCCGAGCCGGAGGACCCGGAGAAGTTGATGAAGTTCCTCGTCGCCCAAGCGGGCCTCGGGGCGTAACCGCCGCACAAGGAGAGCTGAATCATGGCCGCCGCACTCAACGCAACGACCGTCGCAGGAATCCTGAAGCGGTACTTCGCCAACAAGGTGGTGCAGAACAGCATCGCCGCGAAGAAGGGCGCGATCTGGAAGAACATGCCGTCTAAGACCGACGGCGGTGGTGACTTCTGCTCGTTCACCCAGGTCATCAAGGACGTCTTCACCGTCTCCCAGGACTTCACGGTCGCGCAGGGCCTGGCCCAGAACAGCACCGTCAGCCCCGGCCTCAAGTTCAACCTGCCCTGGCAGGAGATCAACGCCCCGATCCGCGTGTCGGCGAAGGCGAAGGCCCTCACCCGCACCAACGTGACCGCCTTCCTGAACGCCGTGGCGTTCGCGTCGGCGTCCGCGATGCGGATGACCCACCACATGTTGTCCGTCCGGGCTCTGGCCTCGGGCTGGGGAGAGCTGGCGGCGACCGGGATCACCTACACCCCCGGCACGAACAACTTCACCGTTTCGAACGGCGCGATCAACCACTTCGTGGAGGGCATGCCGCTGGTCGCGGCTGTCGACCTCCATACGAACGCGCTCCACTCGGCGACCGCGGCAACCGTCACGGGCGTCGACTACGGCACGAACGTGGTGACGACCTCCGTGGCGTCTCTGTCCGGCACCCTGGGTTGGGCGAACGGCGACTTCGTGTTCGTCAACGGCGACCGCCAGAACGTCGGCGGCGGCGCCGCTGTCCGCGTCTGCGCCGTCGGCCTCCGGTCCTGGCTGCCCGAGGTTCGGCCGGTGGTGGACACCGGAATCTCGACGCTGGAAGGCACCGATCGCAGCGGCAACAGCCGGGCGTTCGGCAACTTCGTCGACGGGACGAACAAGGATGACATCGACGCCTGCGAGGAACTGGTCGGGGCGTGCGTCATCATCGGCAACGCGACCGACCTGACGCTGTACGTCTCCCACAAGCGCTGGATTTCGATGTCGCAGTCTCTCGGCAGCGACCGCCGGTTCACCTCGAGCGCGAACGGCGAGGGCGGCTTCCTGAAGCTGTCCGTCAACGCGATGGAGATCAACGTCTCGATCGTCGTCGACCGCAACTGCGAGGATGACGTCGGCTACTCGCTCCAGAAGGAGAGCTTCGCCAACGTCGGCGCCGGCGAGACCCCCCACGTCAACATGGAGGGCGATGGCCAGTGGGTGCGCGTCTCCGACGACAACAGCTCGGAGCTGCGCATCTACGCCGTCCACAACTTCGTGATGTACGACCCCGCGGCCTGCGGCGTCGTGAAGTTCGGCGCCCTCACCTAAGGAGCGGTCCATGGCGACGCGATCCCTTCGGCAGATGCAGTGTTTGCGGCCCCGAGAGCTGACGATCTCGGGCGTCGTGACCATCACGGCGGCGGGCGCCATCTCGACGCAAGGCCAGATGGACGCCAGCGGCACCGTGGCGAACGGTGCCAAGAACACCGGCGGTACGGTGTCCAAGACCGCGGCGAAGAGCGGGCGCTATGGCGTGGCGTTCGATCGGAAGTACCGGCACGTCAAGTTCGTCGGCGCCACCATGATCGGACCCGACGATGCGGCGTTCCCCACGACGACCGGCAGCTCGCCGAAGTGCCGCCTTCTGGCCGATACATCGGGGTTTTCGATCCAGTTCGTTCGTGAGGACACGCAGGCGGATGCCGACCCGGCTTCCGGGACCAAGTTCACCTGGATGGCGATCGTTTCGCTGAGCTGACGATGGCGATGGGTCCCGCATACGGCAAGCTCCTGGCCCGCTCGGCGCCGGCTCCGGATGATCTGGAGCCCGACGACGACGAGATGGGCGGGCCGCCCGACGAGGACGCGGACGACGCCGCGGAGATGTCGGCCTGGGAGGACTTCGCCAAGGCGGCCGGCATCAAGGCCACGCCCGCGGCATACGACGCGCTCAAGGAGCTGATCCGAATCTGCTCCAGGAAGTAGCCCGCCGTGTCGACCACGACGGAACAGCTACTCGCGCTCGCGAAGGAAGCAGCCGACCTCACCAACGTAACCGACTACGTCACCGATCCGACCTGGATTTCGTGGCTGAACACTGGCGTGACGGAACTGCACCGGTTCGTCACGAACAAGTTCAAGGCGACCTTCTACCGCGAGTACAACTTCACGCTGACCGCTGGCCAGTCACAAGTCACGCTGCCGTCGAACTTCTGGAGGCTCAAGGGCCTCGACGTCGATCCAGACACGCCCCTACGCCGGACGGTCCGCCCGTACAATTTCCAGGACCGGAACTTGATCCGGCAGAACCAGATTCGCGACTTCGACCCGCTGCTCTATGCGCCCAATCGGTTCTACAACGTCATCGGGTCGTCGCTGCTGCGTATCCAGCCCCAGGAAGCCGCGGCGGGGACTTATCGGCTCTACTATGTGCCCAAGCCGAAGGTGCTGGCGGCTGTGCGTGATATCGCGGTCGTGACGCCTGCAACCGACAGCATCGCGGTTGTGGCTGGAATCCCCGAATGGGGCTTTCAGAATTTCAACCTGGACACGTTCAATGACTTGGGCGGAATTCTCACTGTCTCGGGCGCGACGAATCCTGTCAACAACGGCGCGCGCACTTTGACGGCGATCATAGCGGCCAACGGTGCGCAAACCGACGGTGCGGCCACCAATGAGATTTTCCCAAACGGCACGACGGCGACCGTGGCGCGCTGCCTGGACTCTGAACTTGAGCCCTACTCCGAATACGTCTGGCTGACGGCCGCGATCAAGTCGCTGATCAAGGAAGAGAGCTACCAGCAGGCCAAGGCGCTCGCTGAGCAACGGAACCTGATCCGAGAAGACCTCACGGAAGCGCTGGAGACAGACCAGGGCGGCCCGCAGACGATCGTTGACACGGACGACTGGGGGACCGACCTGTGACGCCGTTCGAGTTCCGCGATACGCAAGGCAAGCCAGGAGGGTCGGGCCTGCTGGATGAGCTCGTTCACCGCCTGCGCGATGCCTTCCGGTCGCTCCAGAACGCGGTCACGAACGATCGGCTATTTCGGCTGACGTTCTCAGCCGCCACGACGGATACGCCGTTGCGCCACGGGCTCAACGCCCCGGTCACGACCTGGGAAATCGTGGATCGCAGTGCGAACGCCGTCGTCTGGCAGTCGGCAACTGTGAACGCGAAGCCGCACGACTTCCTGATCCTGCAAGCCTCGGCACCCGTGTCGGTGCTGATCCGAGTCACCTGAGGAGAAACGACCATGGGAACGACAAATCCGACGACCGGCGCCGAAATCGTGGAGATGAGCAGCACGGGAGCGGCTGCCGTGGGTGCTGGAGCCACCGGCGCCGCGGTTCCCGCAAACGCCGAGATGTCAGGAGCACGCGCAGCGACCGCAAACCCGACGAATGCCTCGAACGGCAACCTCGTGGCGGTCATGGCCGACAAGGCGGGTCGGCTCGTCGCCACGACAGGGCACGTCCGCGAACTGGTCGGTGTCCAGGCGACCACCATTTCGGCCTCGACGGCTGAAACGACGATCATCACGGCAGGTGGCGCCAACGTCTTCGTCGATCTCTCCTGCCTGATCATCTCCACGACCGACGCGGCAGCGGCGACGATCACGATCAAGGACGCCACCGGCGGCACGACCCGCATGGTGCTCGACTACCCGAACGCTGCCGCCGCCCCGACCGGCGCCCCCATCGTCATCCCGTTCCCGATCCCGGTTCCCCAGGCGGCAGCGAACAACAACTGGACCGCAACAGTCAGCGTCAACGCCGGCGCGGTGCACATCACGGCCGTGTTCATCAAGAACCTGTAATGCCCAAGCCGGTCTTCATACCGCTCGCCGCGGGCGTGCAGACCGAGCTTGCCGATCAGCTCGTTCAGCCGGGAGCGACGCTGGTGTCGGAGAACTGCGCCTCCGACCAGACGGGGATCGCACGGGTGAGGCTCGGGGCTGACATCCTGTCGACCTCGAGCCAGGCCACGATCCCGAACGCCGGCACTCTGCCGTCCGTCTGGCAGCTCGCCGCCCTCGACGGGTCGCTGGTGCGATTCAACCGGTCGCCCGAGCCGCTTCACGTCTGGGCCCCATCTCCACAGGCGTGGGTCCGTAACTCACCGACGAGCGGCGGGATCATCAGCTACCGCCGGGGACCGGTCAAGGTCGACACGACGACCGTCTTCGCGCAGACCCAGGTGGCACAGAACGTCCGCGTTCCACAGGTGGCAGTCGGGACGAATGCGATCGTCGAGGTGTACGACGACACGGCGGCCGGGGTTGTGGTCACGATCCTCGATCGCGTCACGCGCAAGCCGCTCACGACGACACGGACAGCGGGCGGGGTAACTCCGCGGGTGATCGTCGTGGGGAATCGGGCCGTGGTTGCCTACGCGCTCGGCGGCAACCTGCAAGTCGATGCCTACGATCTGACCTCCTATACCCTGGCGCAGCAGCAAACCATGGGCGCGATCCAGGTAACAGCCACGAACGGGCCGATCGACATCCGCGTGGGTGCCCCGGGAGCAGCTTCGCCGAACGTCGGGATTCTCTACCAGGACGGCGCCACGGGGAACTTGAAGTGCGCGGTTCTCAACTCGGCGAACCTCGCCAGCAATTCGACGTTCACGATCCGCACGACCGCGGGCGTCGTGGTGACGCCCAATCTCGCGTTCGGATGGCTTCAAGACCTTGGCGCGTCTGGGAAGTTCTCCGTGATGATCGCCGACACCACCAATGGCCTGAGAACACTGTGGGACCTCCCCGCCCCCGGTGGCGGGTTCTCGAACGCCACCGCAACGCATATCCTCGACGGTGGTGCCGTTGGAGCGCCGTCGGGCTCGACGCCTGGCATCCGGAACATCATCGGCACGACGACGAGCAACTTCGCGACGGGAAACTATCGCGTGCTCTACGAGGTGACGGCGCCCAGCCTGACGACGCAGGCGAAGATCAAGGTCGCGCTGGTCTCAGGTGGCGCGACGCTCGGGACGGACGTGCAATATCGTTCAATCGGACTGCGGTCGAAGTTCTGGCAACAGTCGACGAACTTCTACTTCCTGGGAGCTTTCGACGGCGCGACCCAGCGGGCTTACTTCGTCTGTGCGGTCGCGAACGATCTGACCTTCACGGCGACCACCCCACCTGCGCCGCTCGCAGTCGTGTTCCCCCGCGACGCTGGAGGACTGACGGAGTTTGTGAACGGCGTCGCCGACGTGAGCACCGGGCCCGACGGGGCGATCTACATCGGCGCGACGAGCGAGACGCGCACGGAGTCGTTCTCATCGGCAGGAACGGCAACCGGAGGAACGACGCGTGAGTTTGCCGTCGAGATCATCAGGGTTCGCCACCCGTCGACGGTTGAGACCGAAGTCGGGAAGCCGGCCACGTTCATCAGTTCGCTATTCGTCCCGGGGGGACTGCTCGGCCACTTCGACGGATCGACATTCGCAACCGCAGGCTTTCCGTACTTCCCACCGTCGGCAACCGCCGTGATCGGGGCGGCCGGCGGAAACCTCACCCAGAGTTCTAACTATGCTTGGAGGTTCGTGTTCAGCTTCACCGACCGAACCGGGCGGAAGTGGCGATCGGCCCCCACGGCGGCGATCACCGGGGCGACGGATGCATCTAAGTTCAAGTTCACGCTGACGATCGAAACGCTCCGGCTCATCGATCGCGGCCTGGTCTCTGGAACGTTCGGCTATCAGATCGAGGCATACCGGACGCAAGCCAATGCTCCCGGGGCCTATTTCCTGGTCGCTTCCATCGCCAACGATCCGTTGAACGACACGGTCACGTTCACCGACAACGTTGCCGATACGGCGCTCGGTGAGGAGCTGTACACCGACGGAAACGGCCTGGAAAACCAGTTGCTTCCGGCCGTGTCGAACGCGGTGGAGTACCAAGGCAGGTTGATCGTGTCCGAGTCAGGCCGGGGGACGATCTGGTATTCGGTCGAAGCCGACTTCGATCACGGGCTGATCTTCAATGAGGCCCTGACGCTCGACATCGGAGATCCGAACGACCCGATCACGGGCCTTGCCGTCGATGGCGAGCACCTGTTCGCCTTCAAAGAAGGGAAAATCTACGTCGTCGGCGGTGACGGTGCCGATGCCCTTGGCCGAGGTGCTACCTACAACTTCCGCCTGATCGACTCGGACACGGGATGCAGCAATCCGCAGTCGATCGTGTCTGGTGCTGAGGGTGTTTGGTATCGGTCGTCGACGGCGCGGGCTGGAATCTTCCGCACGACCGGCGGGAATCCCGAATACGTTGGGGCCGGGGTGAGGGCCTACAACAGCCTCACCATCACGAGCGCCGTCGTCATCAAGGACAAGACGGAAATCCGCTGGTACTCGCTCGAGGGGACCACGCTGATCTGGAACTGGACTACCAACACCTGGGGCGTGAACACCGCGCAGCCCTGCCTGTCGGCAGTCAACGGCTACAACGGCGTCACGGGCGTCGTTTACGCGCGGTCCACCGACGGCGCGATCTTGAGCGAGGCGACTGTTAGTTCGCTTTTCCCGTACGTCGAGGGAGGGGTGAACTACCTCGCCCGCGTTCGCTCGCCCTGGTACCGCCTCGGCGGCGTTCTTGGCGGATTCGGGAGAATCAAGCGGGTTCAAGGTGTCGGCGAGCAGCCGTCACCGCATCGCGCGTTGATCGCCCTCTATCGCAACATGGAGACGTCCCCGTTTCAGACGCCCACGATCGTGTTCGACGACTCGTTTCGGCCGCGATGGGACTGGGAGGTGCGGCCGGCTCAGCAGCCGATGTCGGTCGTGATGATCGAGGTGACGATCCTCCCCTGGCAACCGCCGAACGAGACGATCGCCGGCAACACGCTGGACCGCTACGACGGGATCGACCCGGAGATCGGGGGCGGGGACTGGTTTTTCACCAATGGTGTCTTCGGCCCCACGGATGTCGGCGGCACGGTGACGATCGCCGGCGGGCCGGCCGGCAAAAATGGCACCTACACGATCACGCGCGTCACCGATCCGCAGCATGTCGTGATGACGCCCACCCCGGGCGGTGGGACCGGGGCTTTCGGGGTGGTTGCCACGATCACATTCACCCCGCCGCTCCAGTACACCGCCGGCCCCGGAATGATGGGCGTCTCGCTCATCCCGATCTCCAAAGACGGGATGGACAAGCTCCCAGCAGCGCGGAGGGCCGCGTGACGGCGGCGCCCTTGTGAGCCCATGGCCTTCGTGAACAGCTCGACTGGCAGCGGCGGCGTACCGACCTACCGGGATGCGACGGGGGCGATCGGCCAGATGCAGGCCCTTGGAATCGGCCCCGATGAGGCGAAACGCCGTGAGCAGAAATACGGAGTGAACCCGGGTGGTACGGGATATGTGTCCGGCCAAGTCCCGCCCGCGCCGCCGTCGTCGGGACCGCCGGGCATGGTGCCGTCTGGGGGGGAGGGGCAGGGGTTCACGCGCCCGCCCGGCGCTCCAGCGCCGAACGCTTCCCTGGCAACGAGCAACGGCGCGGGCTGGAACGTTCCCGCTGGCGTCCCGGCGGCGCTGCCACCGGGCACGGGGCTTGGAGCTGGCGGCACGACGACCCGCACCGGCGCCCTATCAGCCCCCGCCGGCTCACCAGGGGCCGCGCCGCCGCCGGTCGGCATCGCGTATGCCAGCAACGCCAACGCGGGCAACTCTCCGAACGCCGGGGCGGCGCCGGGGTCCGGGGTCAATTCCCAGGGCTACAACGTGGCCGGTCCCGCTGGTAGTGCTGCCCTGGGGCAAGTTCCCGTCCTTGGCGAGCTGACGTCGACGGCAACGACCGATCTATCACCGACCATCCAGGCGCAAGCCGCCGCTATGGGGTTGTCGGGCAACCTCAACCAAGAGCGCTACAACTACCGCCCCGGCGAGGCTCCGGCGCAAGACGTCGTCTCCCTGGACACGCAGCAGGCAGACCAGACCCGGGGCCGTCAGCAGACCGCCCTGGACGCCCTGACGGCAGCGGCGAACGGGACTGTCCCATCGGCGGCTGAAATCCAGCTCCGGGAAGCGGCGGCGCGCAACAACGCCGCAAACTTCGGGGCCGCGCGGGCGCTGGGAGGCCGATCCGCCGGTGGTGCAGCTCGAGCCGCGACCGTTGCGAATGCCGAGGCGAACAACGAGACGAACGTGGCAGCCGCCGCGGGCCGTGCCGCTGAGCAAGCGAACGCGCGGCAGGCATTGATCTCGGCGCTCGGAGGGGTCCGGGGCCAGGACATCGATACGGCGCAATCCAACGCGAACCTGCGTCAGCAGGCGTACGGCAACAACCTCACTTCCCAGACCACGGCGAACGCTCAGGCCGACGAGTGGCGCAAGGCCCTCCTGGCAGCCCAGCTCCAAGCCCTTGGTATCGGCACCAACGCCGCCGGTCAGACGGTCAACGCGGCGGCGAAGAACACCGAGGCGATCAACAAGAGCAAGGGCGGAATCCTCGACATGATCGGGAGCGCCGTCGGAATCTAGGGCCTGACGTAGAGGGTCGTCCCCAGCGTCAGCCGCGGGTATTCGGGCGTGCTGACGTCGATCGCGTAGCCGATCACTTCGATGTGGTTCGTCGTGATCGTCACTTGCGTATCCGTCGCCATCCAGGTTCCCGCGACGGTGTTCTCGAAGCCCGTCGGGTAGCTGGTCGTGCTGCTGTACCCGCCGTTGGGATCGAACGAGATCTCCTGTTGAACGAGTGCCGACAGCGCCGGCTCGTTGCTCGCCTTCATCCATGCCCCGACGATCGTGGGAGCTTCCGGAGCATCCGCGGTCATGTTGTCGCCGCATCCCACAACGAGCAGGGCCGCCAGCAGCATTGTTCTCATGGCCCCAGCGTGCCCCCAGTCGACGCGCCGCGCAACTGAACGGGGGTACAGGACCGTGACGGCCGCGCCTAGATGAAGCCATGGCCGAAGCCGATCCGCTGCTGGATGAGGACCTGACGAGAGAGGATCGGCAGACAGTTGCCGAAATCGAAGGCAACCAACCGCAGTCGGGCGAGGGACCGGAACCCGTCGACCTCGACGAGATCAACCCTGCCCCACCGGTTGCTCCCCCGCTCGACCTGACGCCGCCCGAAATCGGGTCCGAGGGCCCAACGCGGCAGGAGCCGATCCCCGGCATGCCGACCCCGGTTCCCGCGGCACCGGTCGAAACGCCGATGAGCGAGGACATCGCTCGCCGGCAGGGCGAGCAGGACAAGGCGAACGCCGCGATCAATGCCGCGACCGCCCAGCGCATGGCCAACGAGGCGCAGGCAGCCGACGAAGAAGCCCGCCTCGAGCGCGCCGACTACCTCCAGCGGCGACAGGACGCCGAAAAGGACCTTGACGCACGGATCAAGCAATACGAGCAAGCCCGGCTAGTCAATCCGCGGGAGCACGTCAGCACGAAGTCCCGGCTCGCTGTCATCTTCGGCGGGCTCGGGGCCGCGCTGCGTTCGGCCGGTGGTGGGTCATCCGAAAACCGCGCCCTCGACCAGCTTCAGAAGCAGTGGGACGACGACACGGCGATCCAGAAGGCCAACATTGCCACCCTGAGAGACACCGCCGTCATGGCCCGCACCCGGCTCGAGGACGTCGACACGGGCCGCCGGCAGATGTTGCGGGACGCGGATGCCCGGTTGCTGGCCAAGTACAACCTCGCCCTGAAGCAAGGGGAAGCCCAGCTCAAGAGCCAGGGAGCGAGCCAGGCAGAAATCGACGCCGACGGCCGGATCGTCAAGCTGCGAGCCGCTCAGGCGGCTGCCAAGATTCAGGCGCAGAAGGACGCCGACACTCACGCGCTGAACCAGGCCAGGATCGCCCGTCTGAACGCGCAGGCGGCGCGCGACCAGCGCAAGGCAAAGGGCGGTGGGGGCGGTGGAGGCGGCGGTGGCGGCGCGCTGACGAAGTTCGTAGAGCAGGCGGGGCAGCTTGCCCCCGGCGATCCGATCCCGCCCGATCTCGTCGTGCTGGGCCGGCAGGCCGGATTGAAGGTAAACCAGATCGCCTCCGAGGTGGACAAGTACCGCGGATCGGGAGCGAAGGCGGTCAAGGCCGGCATCCAGACCGAGCGGCAGCTTTCGAAGGAAGCCGAGGCGTGGGCGAAGAAGAACAACATCGCCCCTCTGATCAAGAAGCAGGACGAGCTGAACGCGGTCATGGAGGAACTGGACACCGCGCCCCACAACCCGCTGGCACAAGCGCTCGCGGTCGAAAAGGCCGTGTCGTCAGCCCGCGGCGGCGCCGCCAGCAAGCAAGCTCTGGCCCTCGCACTCGAACACCTCGGCCCGAAGTACACGAGCATGGAGGACGTCTACCGATCGATCCGATCCAAGGAGATCGGCGAAAAGCAGATGGAGAACTTCATCGGCTTCATGCGCGCCCAGCTCGGTCAGGCCCAGGGCGAGGGGAAAAAGAAGTTCGACGAGTACAACAATTTCATCGCGAGTCAGCCGGAGGGCCGCCGCGCCGAACTGGAAGCCCAGCGGGGACAGATCTTTTCTGGCTTGCACGGATTCGGCGAAGGTCAGTCTCCGGCCGTTCGACCAGCGCCAGCAAAGGCCAACCCGCCGCCCGTGAACGCCGGCCCGACGGCGGAACAGGTGAAGCAGGCGAAGGCCCTGATCAACCTGCCCCCGAATGATCCGCGCCGCACGCCCGAGCGGGAAGCCAGGGCCCGGAAGATCATCAGCGACGCAGCCAAGCCAATCAAACTCTGATGGGCGACTTCGACGCGCTGGATAGCTATGGCAGCAGCCCGAGCGACGATTTCGCCGCGCTGGACGAGTACGCGCCAGCTCCGAAGCCGGCCGTCGTCGACATGGGTCCAGCCGCCCGCCGCGCCCGCGCTGGGATGGCTCCGGGTGAACGCGATCTGACTTCCGAGGCAGCCGGAACCTCAGCGGGCCCGATCTCCACCCACAACATCCTGAAGCCTACGGGGATCGGGCTCTACGAAACGCGCCAGCCCGAGGCACCGGCGGACGCCAGCGGGTACGTCGTCAAGAAGCCGCTGCCGGGCGGCGGGACGCGCATCCTCGACTACCCCAGCAACCCGAACGAGATGGGCGATCCCGGGGCTCAGATGCTCACCGGGACCGCACTGGGCATGGCGGCCGGGGGCGGTGCAGGGGCGACGCTTCGGGCACTCGGAGCACCGGCGCAAGCCGCGCAGATCGCATCGTCGGCAACCGAGGGAGCCGTTTCCAATAAGGCGTTCGGCGGTGATCTGGACACTGGCGCCGCCTTGGGCCTGCTGCCGCACGTTGCCCCCCCGATCGCGCGCGGGGTTGGGTCGGCAGGCAGAGCCGTGGCCGCGAAGCTGGGTCCGAACACCGAAAAGGCGATCAAAAACGCCCGAGGTTGGGTCGCCAAAGACATCTCCGGGGACATCAAGGGCGCTTCGACCGCCACGGCTCGGAAGCAACTCGCTGACGATGCGGAGAACGCCGCGACGATCGTGCTCAAGGATCGCCATCTCGACAAGGCGATCGACCGCGCCGAATCCGGCAATCTCGATCGACTCCAGGAAGCGCAAGGCGCTGTCCAAGAACGCCTCAAGACGATCGCGCAAGATCGGCTTGACCCGCACTGGGATCAGGCGTCGAAGGCGCTCCCCGAGGGAGGCGTGCGGTCGGCCGATTTCGTCGACTACCTGGAAAAGCGAGCAACCGATCTGCGGGACACCGGCCTCACGTCTGATGCGGCTGAAGCCGATGCCCTCGACGGGATCGCAGGCCGCATCAAGAAGGCCAAGAACTGGGGCGGCGGGAAGCAGTACGACCCAGCCAAACCGGTACAAGGTGGAGCGCTCGACGGAATGGAGACGGGAAAGGCGATTGCCCTGCTTGAGAAACAGCAGACGGGGCCGACGGCGGGCGCGCTCGGAGACGAGATCAAGCGGCTGCGCGCTGAGGCGACCACAGAGGGATTGAATCGTGACGCGATCGTTCCCGCTCGCGAGATTCAGAAGGTATGGGCCGACGAAGCCGGGAACGCCTACAAGTCCTATGGTGGTATCCATGGGACGGCTGCCTTCGAACGTAAGCTCGACATCGCGTCTCACATCCGAGAGTTTCGCGATGACATGCTATCGGCGGTTGCCGAGACGAATCCGCGTGTTGCCGCGGAACTGCGCAATGCCAATCGCGACTATTCGGCGCTCAAGCGGATTGAAAGCGTGCTGGATCAGCGGATCAACCACGCCAAGGCCAACGCACAGGGAGCGGGAATCCCCGTAGGTCTCAAGAAGGCGGCCAAGGAGATCAAGCACAGCCCGACAGGGTTCTTGCTGGGCAAGATTCCCGATGCAGTGATCGCTGGAAAGCGAGCGTTCGATAAGTGGATCGCCCGCGGCGCCATCACGGCCCAGCAGAAAGCGGCCGTGCGAAAGATCTTCACCTCCCAGGGGCCGAAGGGCCCGGCGATCCGTGCCGCAGTAGCCGCCGGTGTTCCGTCGTCGATCGCAATGTGGGCGGGGCGTGCCGCTGACGGCGGGGCGACGGTTCAGGAAGTCGCATCCGACGAGCAGCAGCCGACGACCGTGGCCGAGGCTCCCTGATGCCACTCGATCCGCTGCACGCCGAAACGATGGTCGCGGCCCTCGGCCTGGATCGCATCCTCAACAGCAACCCGTCTTTCACTCGGGAAGCACAGGAGGCGTCGATCACGTTCCCCAAGCGCGCCCGAGCCCTGCTGCTGCGCGCTCTCTCCCGCACGGAACCCGAGGCCGACGACACGGAGGCACCGGAGTTCGACTACGACGATGCCAAGCGGATGCTGGACGCCGGGGATGATGAAGTTGAGAAGCGGCACCTTGCGCTGTTCGAAGCCGTCCCCGACGACATCCAGGACGACGTGCAGGCGGCAGCCTCTACGGCGATCCAGTACCTCCAATCCGTCCTACCCCGCCAGCTCCTAAAAACGACGGCCCGCCTCGCCGTCAACCATCCAGAACCATTCGCCCTGGACCGCTTCACCAGGCAATGGCGTGTAGCCGTCGATCCGATGCATGCCATGCGGGCGATGGCTGAAGGCTCGCTCGACATGGTCATGGTGGATGCGCTGAAAGGGGCGTACCCGGCGATCTACAAGCTGATCGCCGATCCGGGGGGCCTGCTGGATGACGCGATCGCGGCGATGAAGGCCCGCCGCGGGGATCGCTGGGACGTGAACGACGACCAGGACCGCCAGGTCAAGATTCTAATTGGCGCCGACCCGATCGACTTCGATCTCGCCGCCGATCTGGCCGCCTCGCAGCCCATCACGCCAGCCGCTCCGGCCCGGGGAAAGCCGGCCAAGGGAGCCCCCGCCGCCGTCGACGAGCTGCTACCCGGCCAGAAACAGGCGTGACACGCACGCCCTTGTAGAGCAGCGGGGCATACCCCGCGAATCCTACACGGAGCGTCATGGCCATCGACCGAGTCTCAAAGCCCAAGTACATCGTCGGGACCTCGACGGGAGCGACGTTTCAGGGGACCTGGCTGAACGTCAACGGCCTCGACAACCTCTCGTTCCACTGCCAGTGGACCGGCACGACGACGGGGACGTTGTCTCTCGACGGAACCAACGCCGAGACGATCCAGGACCCATCGACGCGGCAGGATTCACCGTCGACGCGCGTTACCCCCGCCACGGTTGCGACCCTGGCGGCCGGCAATCCCGCCGGCGGCGCGTCCCAGGTCATGTTCAACGTCACGAACATCCCCGCCAAATGGGTGCGGCTGGTGTTCACGCGATCGGCCGGTACAGGGGCCCTTGACTGCGCGTTCATGGGGAAGGGCATCTAATGCCGCGCGTACCCGGATCATCGATCGCGGCCCGTTCGGCGAACATCCGCACGGAGATCGCCGCCGGCCGTCCCGTCAAGCAAGCCGTGGCGATCGGCTACTCGGAGCAGCGTGAGGCGCGGAAGAAGCGCCAGCGCAACGAGGCGACCGCCCTGGGAGTGAAGGGACATCACTGATGCCGCTCTATCTCGACGAAGGCGAACTGGTCAGCATTCCCAAGGTCGGGCGTCGCGGCTACTTCATCGACGCAGACGGCACGCTGAAGGAACTGAAATCGGACGGGTCGAAGGCGGCTGTTGGTGGGATTTCGCTCGGCCCCGCGGCATTGGCACTGGCCCGGGCTCAGCAGCTCTGCGGCACCGGGATCACCAAGGTCTTCGGCTCCGACTTCGACAACGATCAGTGGTACCGATTCATCCAGGTAAATACCGGGGCTCCGGCGGTGCTGGCCACGGAGCGGGGCGGGGTCCTGAACCTGCCGACCGGCGCGGGCGCTAGCTCGTTCGCAGTGGTCTATCCGCACGGAACGACCGTCGTTCACTTCGACAACCCGGCGACATCGAAGTGGTATGTCCGTGCCAGGATCAAATTCACGACCGCCGTCGACGCGCAGGCTCAGCTCTACATGGGATTTGCGACGGCCGGCGGCGGTGCGCCGCTGTTGAACCTCGGCCTACTCGGGAACCTCTCGACGGGATTCATCTCCGGATCGACGACGAACAACGCTGGGGCTGTGCAGGCGTCGTTCACGTCGACGGTGGCGTTCGAAACAACCGCGTACCATGTCGCAGAATCCTGGAGCGACAGTATCAACATCGGCTTCGCCTGGGATGGAGCAGCGCTGTTCTCCACGCCCGTGGCGAACATCGGAACGAACCCGGTCACGCCCACGGTCGTGGCTGGCAACGGAACAACCGCAGCAAACCGCGCCGTACAGGTGGATTACCTCTACACCTGCATGGGCGATCCATAGGCAGTCGCACATGCCGGTCTATCTCAACGAGCGCGAGACACCGACGATCCCGCCGCCTGGGACGCGGGTGATCATCGTCGACGTCGACGGAGTCGTGAAGCAGCTCAAGTCGGATGGGTCAAAACCGCCGATTGCCGGCGGGAACGACATGCAGTCGATCTGCCGCGTCTCGGCCTCGCGCGTATTGCCGGACGGTTTCGCTGAATACTGGACCGACCTGACCGGCGCGGCCGATCACAGCGTCTCATTCTCTCTCAACACCAATTCCACCGCGGTCGTCAATACGGAGAGTGGCGGCAAGCGACGGCTGACGACGCAGGCAACGGGGCCCGGTGTCGCCGAAATCCTGCCGTACTACAACCAAAACGGCCTGCCCGCGACCGAGCATCTGCCGACGCTGATCAACCCGAAGACGAGCGCCTGGTACGTCGAAGGGCGAGCCGCGATCGAAACACACGGCGCGAATAGCCTGCTACTCCCATGTTCGATTGCGCTCACGTCCGCCGGCGTCATCCAAGTGCCCGGCGGGGCCATCACGGGCAATACGTTCGTTGGGTTCGGGTTGGTTGGAACGACCTTTGCCGGCGGCAATGTTTCGTTTCTATCTCTCATTGCGTGCAGCGCCGCGACGATCCTAGTGCAGACGTCGACGATTCCATGGACGTCGACGATGCAATCTTACGCGCTGGAGTACGACGGGGCGCGAACGATCACGGCGCGGGCCTATGCGCCCGATGGAACCGTGGCGACCTGGACGACTCAGAACCTGAATCAGATCCCCACAACGCCACCCGGGTCGAACGTAGGCTTTCACCCGAACCAATGGTTGATGGCGACGGACACGACCGTCACCACGATGCTCTGCGACTACCTGTACGGGGCGGGACCGAGGACATAGATGGCAACGCCAAAGAAAATCCTGCGTTCCGACGTCATCGGGGTGATCGGTGATTCGATCAGTTCCGGCTTCGGTTCGACCGATGGGTGGATGTTCAATTTTATGCCGTCGGTCGCGGTGCAGAACTTTGGCCCCGTGTCCGGTGTCAACCCGCTCCGCCAGCCAGTCGGCTACATGGCGCAGAGGTATCCCAGCTTCGCGATCGACGCCTCGCCGGGGCGGAAGGTCGGCGACATCTCCGGGACCATTGCGACGACGCTGGCCCCATTCATCGCTTTGCGGACGAACGTCTACATCGTCCAGCTCGGCACGAACGATGTTGCCGCGCTCGTTCCGGCCGCGACGTTCGCTACTCAGGTCAATACCGTTGTCAGCGCGATCCGTGCGGCGCCGTTTTTCAAGCTGCTGATCTGGATCGGCCCCGGGTTCACCTTCGAGAACTGGCCGGACGGCGCAAACGCCTTCGACACGGTCCTCGACGGAATCAGGGACAAGGACACGCAACTTGCGGCGGCGATGGCGGCCCTATCCAGTGATTGCGCTTTCGTCTCCTGGCGGACGTGCCGGATCAACGCGCTGAACGCGACCACGAACCCGACTCACGCGACGACGGGAATCTACACGTCTGACGGCACGCACCCGACGTCAGCGCCGACAAGCGCCAACGTCACGTCGGGTGACAACCTGCTGTCCAGCTTCACGGTTCCGCTGCTGACCTTCGCGTGACCTGGCACCACGTAGCCGCCCTCCTGATCGCCGCCGCCATGGTAGTGGCGTGCGTGTGGATTGTGCGCTCCGCGTCTCCTGAAGCTGGTGGCCGGGAGATGTTCTTCGGCGTCGTCCAGCTCGCGAATACGATCTGCTCGGGCGTTGCCGGGATGGCGCTAGGGCCGATGCTGCTGCGCCAGCGTGCCAAGGGTAAGCCGCCGTCACCTTTTGAGCCCAGCGATGGAACCAAATGAACCAAACAGCGATCTCGAAGTCGAACGAGCCGTGTTCCGAGAATGCAAAACTGCGCTTGAGGCTTTGGCGGGAGCGTTCGGCCGAGCTGCTGAGCGACCTGGCGGCCTTTCTTCCGACGAGCTTACGGCCCTGCGAGGCCTCTCCCGTCGAACGGCCATCCTCATCGCCTCCGTTGCGTTTCCCATTCCCGGTACCGTAGAGGACCGGCATGGGAGATGACTTCGGGGACGATGACCCGACGATCTTGGACGGGACCCCGCTGACCGAGAGCGGTGAGATCACGCCCATCGAGCCCCCGAGGTGTACCGAGTGCGGGGCCGTCGTGTTCGAAGACGACTTCGACCAAGTCGCCCTGGCCATCGGCCTGGAGCGGTGCGTGCGGTCGAGGCCCGGGGCTGAGAATCCGTGGTGGTGGTGCGCGAACTACAGCCCGACGCACCGGAAGTGTGTGCAGCTCTACCCGCGCTAGGGCTTCGGCTCACCCGGAGTAATGGGGCCGCCGTTGATGCGCTTGTTCACGAATTCCTCGACGGCCTTGAACGCCGTGTTTGCCACATCCGCACGAATGGCGGCAGGGCAGAACTTGTGCGTGCAGAATCCGCCGCCCCTGTCCTGGTAGGCGGTCCCGCACGAATCGCAACGCCACTCGGTGGGCTCAGCGCCTTGCCTGAGAACCCCGCCAGCATCCAATTTCCAGCGGCACGGATGCAGGAGTGCGCCGGCCGCAGACTTCGCCAGCGACCCGTTTAGGATCGCGTTCACTTCGCGATGGGCTAGCAGCCAATCCTTCTCAGCGTCGGTCATCGCTCACCCGGAGTAGCTGGATGGAGCGGCCGACCGGCGTCTCGGCAGGCGGGGGTGCAGTAGCAAGCCCCGTCGCCTATGCCGCGCAAGAACCATAGCCCCTCGGGGACATCGTCGGCGTACCCTCCGCATCCTGGCGCGCACACCGTAGGAACAGGGGCGGGCGAGGTGGCGTCAAAGGAAGCGTCGATGCGTTTCAGCATGCGCAATCGCTCCGCTGCCAGAGAGCGGCGAGCGATTTCAGCGATGGCGTTAACGTTATCACCCGTGCCTTTCGCCCAGTCGATGTCGTAGCCCTCGATGGCGTTCAGCGCCCTCTCCAGCTCGGCGATGCGCTGGCGGGCGGCGGTTAGGTCCCTGGACAGCTGACACTCCACGCCGTTTTTGTCGTCACATTCCCAGTAGTCAGGACCGCGACCTGACCGTTTCGGCCATACTGGACGGCCGCAGACGTCGCAAACCTCGTCGCTCATCGCTTCCCTCCCTTGGTAGTCCCGCTACCGCCGCAGTCGGGGCGTTTCGGGTCTGCCTTGCCAACCATCCATCTCGGCCAGCGCGCGACTTCCCTCGCAGTCCTGTTTATGAACGCCCTCAGCCGCCGCAGCTCGCCCTTTGTCACGTCTTGCCTTTCGCGTACACGGCGCAATCTGCATCGTGCATGGCGATGGTTCGCCCGCGGGCAATCGCATCGCAGCCCGCGCACGTCTCGGCCGTCCCGCTCCCCGCTGGCGTGCTGCTGGCGCGCTGGACTTCTGCCA